TTGTCTTCACTCTCATTTGCTTTCTCCTTAAAGTACTCTTCTGCTTTCCTATCCTGCTCGATGTCGTATGCGTCCGAGGCGTGGTCTGATAGCTTGTCCTCCACCTCGTCATACGTGTAGCCCTCGTCGAGCAGGCGCTGGCGTCTTAGTCGTTCATTCAAATTCCCACCCCTTTCCTGGTGCGTAGCGTTCAAACAGTTCGGGGAACGCATCGACTACGCGTACCTTGTTGGTGCTGTCCCCACGGAAGTAGGCCAAGGCGATTGACTCTGCAAACCCCCCGCCGTAGTTCTCCATGTTGTGCGCTGCTTTGAACAGTTCGCTCTCGCTCATGTCATTGGCTTTCATTTGCCTTCTCCTTCGGTTAGTTGATCTTTGATCCAGGTTGTTAGTAAGTGCGCGTCCAGTGCTGCTGCTCTTACGTCCTCGAAATAGTCGGGGTCGTACTGCATCTTCTCGTCGTTGATGTATCTGCCTAAGTCTTCCGCAATGCTCATGGTCAACCCGTGTAGGTAACGCAGCGCATCGTTGATGTTGTCTGGTTGTTTCATTCGCCTCCTCCTTCGGTTGCTTCACACAGGTTGTCGAGTCGGTCGAGCACCGTCTCAAGGGCACCCTTAACTTCGTTTCTCACGGACAGGTCGTCGAGGCAGTTCAGTGCGTAGCGCACCCGCCACCGCATCGCCTCAAGCTCCGTGTTCCACAGATGTGCTTCGCCTTCAGTCATCATTCGCCTCCTCCTTCGGTTGGTTTAACTGCCTCGCCCAGCGCCAGGGCGATGCTCTTCCTTGCCTCATACACATGGTGCGCTATGGTCTCTAGCCTGTGCTTGCGCTGCTTATTACCCGCCTCGTGAGCGGCAATGCCTTGCTTGGACGTCTCGATGTACAGGCGATCAAGCGCCACAAAAAGCTGCGTCAACTCATTCATTTCACTCATTTGCTTTCTCCTTTGGTTACTTCCTCAATAGATTCAAGCGCCCAATCCCCGTAGTCCGAACGGTATGACCCGTCGGTGGAGAGTTCTTGCCACGCAAGTTCCTCGGCTTGTTCCTCACTGTCTGCCTCAATGGTGATGGTCGTGTACGACACATACCGCAGCTCAACTTCATACGTCTTCATTTGCTTTCTCCTTACTGGTTTTCTTCTTCAACCAACACACCCTCGTCGCTTTCCAGCGCAATCAGGTTGTTATCCAATGCGAAGTGGTATTCCACCTCGTCGTGCAGCTCTTTCAGCGCAGCCTCACGGCTCTCGCCCCGAACCCACACAGTGCACTTGAACTCGTAAACTTTCATTTGCTTTCTCCTTCGGGCAGGAAGTGCACCGCCTTGTCATCGGGGATGTCGGCTATGAGTTCAGCGATGGCGGTCACGTCACCTGCCTCTACGTCCTTGACGATCTGCTCCAACACTTTGTCCAACAGTTCTGCTTTCATTTGCTTTCTCCTTAGTTTCAAGTGCCGCACATTCGGTATGGCTGTGCGGCTTTGCCATGTTTCTTTGGTGAGACATCGTGTCTCACAGTGGCCTGGGCTTGGTGCCGTTGCGACTGTTGGCTGCCAGGATGAGCGATGCCGGGATGCTGTTCGTGAACCGGGGCCGTGGTTTCCTCGGCTGCTGCGGCTCGTCCTCCAGTAGCTCCGGCTTGTCAAACATCTCAGGCACGATGTCCCGCCAGTGGTCAGGTACATGGGCGTTCTCTGGCATCGACCTGATACGCGGCAGCGCCATGTCCAGCACCTCGATCTTGCGCTGGGCTTGCTCGTCCTCCGGGTTGGTCTGTAACCGCAGCAGCACAGCCTCGCGCTCCTTGATGGTGCGCCGAAGTAATCTTGCATGGCGTAGGTTCCGCAGGTCTATGGGGCTGGTGCGCTGGAACGGTTCTTTGAACTTGGCCTTGTGCCTGGGCGGTATACCTGCGGCTTCCTCTGCGAACGCATCCTTGATGTGCTGCGGTACGTAGTCCGTCCAGTGCCCGTGTTCAGGCATCCCGCCACGCCTGCGCTGCACCTCCAGCTTCTCATACAGGCGGTTGAGTGCGGCAAAGTAGGCGCTGATGAGGGCATCGCGTTCGGGCGCTGGCTGTGCGGTCTTGTACCTGACCATCGACCTGACGATGCGGCGCTCGTGCTGAAGGGCAGAGATCAACTCTTGCCATGCCTTGGTGTGCACCACCTGCTGCCGCTTGATGTTGCCCTTGGCTGCACGGTCTTCTTGAATGGCCTCGACGGTCTTCTCCACGAGTTCATCGGGCAAGCCCTGCCCACGCAGTCGCCACCGTATGTCACGGTAGGTCATTCCATCGAATTTTTTGTACGGGTTCTTCATGATTCCTCCGAGGTGAGTTGTCAAACCTGACAGATATCCTATCATTTTATCGGGTGTCCGCAAGTTGCGTGCACGGGAGAGCCAGTGTTCATGCGGGTTTCCGCATTTGCGTCTCAACATACCATTGTTTTTAGGGGGTCGGCACGGTTGGCTATGTTTTTTAAAAGATGTAAGGGTAAAGGGGATGAAGGCTTTTTTACTTACTTAATCTTTAAATGTATATATAGATAGATGAGACGCAAACCAGCCAAACCCGCATGGATGCTAGCTCTCCCGCGCATGGGTCGGCGGGAGAGCCGATGGAAAGATGTGATCCTAAGATTTCATCAATTTTAATGCCTCATTGGTGAGACGGCGTGTCTCACCGGCTTCTTTCATGGCTTCACGCCATGCGTACCAGTCTGCGCGGGCCTGTCGCTTGGCGTTGATGTAGTGCTGGGCATGGGGCGGGAGTGTGTCATAGATTTCGTCGCGCAGGGCGCGGAGCTTGGCTAGGTTGTAGCTGCGGGTCTTGCTCATGGTTGTTTCTCCTTACGAGGGTGTGACTTCGATCAGTTGGTCGAGCTTGAACTTTCGGGTCTGCATGGTGTGGCAGTTGACCGCCACAAACGCGCTGATCTTCTTGAAGACGTAGAACTTGTGGATGAACGAATCGCCTACGTCGAGGCCGCCGAACTGGGTACGGATTGTGTGCATGATGGAATCTCCTGGGTTTGGTGAGACATGGTGTCTCACGGTTTGGAAAACTCAAGGGCGCAACGTGGGGATTGTTGCGCTGGGTGGAAAAGTCGTTTGACAAGGGAAGGAACAGCGGCCAGCCCTCCCCCGGCTGACCACATTCAAAAAAGCTATCAAGCCACGGCTTTCAGCGCAGCGATGGCGGCAGTCACCGAGTCGAACTGCGCGAGATACGCCTTGGCAGCTTCGCGGGCTTCCCGGCTGATGCGGGCATTGCTCTTGGGCGCCTTGGGTTTCTCAGGCGTGAACCAGACCATCACGTTGCGCTGCCAGCTCTTGGTCGCAGCGTGTTGCCGCGTGTCGCGGGTGCTCTCGTCGCCAGTGTGGAACACAGCGCCGCCCTTGGCGTTCCAAGTGAAGCTGCACTCGTAGTGCTTCGCGTGAACGGCAGCCAGCGCAGCCAGTAGCGTGGGACACGGTGTCTCACCGAGTTCGGTCGCAGCTTTGCGCAGGGCTTCGCCGTATGACGTACCCGCTTTGAGGAAGGCGCTGTAGGTGTTGACGACGGCTTGCTGGATTGCAGTGAGTTTACGCATGGAAGTTTCTCCAATAAAAAAGCCCCGCGACTGGCGGGGCAACAGATCGGCTCGTTCCTGAACCGATGACTCTATTTTAACAGAGAGGGTCTAGGTCACCCTTTTGGCGGCAGCTTTCTGGCCTACACGAACCCCACCGTACCCCCACCACCCCATTTCTGGGCGGGGTCAGCGCCATGACACGAACACTATTCCTCACCCGCACCACACAACTCCGTAATTTCCGTGTAAGTTTCAGCCAAGCTCCGCAGCTGCCGCCTAATTTCGCCCAGGCTTCAACTAACCCCGCCACCAAGAACCCCGTTTTCCCCACACCAAAACGCCAACCCATAAAAATTTCTAAAAAATTTTGGAGAAACCTTTGTCAAGAGTTAGACAACTACAGCGGAAAAAAGACCCCGCCAGTTGCCCGGCGGGGTGCAATGGGAGAAATGAAAAAACTCCCAAGGAGAAAGCAAGTGCCTTGCGGCAACTGCCCAGGTAAGTGTATAGTAGGCTCCATCGGTAAGCAAGGGCGCATGCCTAAACCCGCACATGCTTGAACACCTGTTGGATTTCACACCCGACATCATTGAGGATGACGGCCAAACACGCGCTGTAGAAAAACACAGTGTGGCGCAGGTCATTGATGCCCAAGTCTCCACCGCAGATTTCCTGGCATCCCTAGGCTCCCCTGAGACAGACGCAGTTATCTCCACGCTGGAGCAGCAGGCAGCCCGTACGGCATTCAACGCCGTCGTCACCCAGGACGAGAGCGCCCACCACAAGCTAGCCACCATCGAAACCCCCGCAGCCGTGCGCCATCTTGTCGGGATGCTGACCGCATATGACTGGGAGTTTGTCGAGCAGGCCAAGAGTTTGCGCGGCTACACCGTGGCCAAACTGGTGGAAGAGACGCAAAACCCCAACGCCAACATCCGGCTAAAAGCTCTGGGCCTTCTCGGCAAGGTAACAGAAGTCGGACTCTTCACAGAAAAGATCGAGGTCAAGAAAACAGACCTTACTGAAGAAGAGATCGACAAGAAACTCAAGGAAAAGCTGGCGAGGTTCATGGACATCGCGGACGCCACGCCGACCGAGATTGAAGACGTAACGCCCAACGAGCCCCAAAACACCGATGACAACCAACCCACCGCTGACGCCTGAACAGGCCAAGGCACTGCTCATGAATATGAGCAAGCTCTCCACAGAGGAGAAGCTTGAGGCGTTGGAGTTGCTGGAGAAAGCTGCGGAGTACCAAAAGCGCAGCGCCGCCCGGGACAACATGATCGAGTTTGCCAAGGCGGTGTACCCAGGGTTCAAGGTCGGCCCTCACCACCGCAAGCTGGCCAAGATTTTTACGGACGTGATCGAGGGGCGCAAGAAGCGCGTCATCATCAACATCGCCCCTCGTATGGGCAAGTCCGAGTTCTCGTCCTACCTGTTTCCTGCCTATTTCATGGGCAAGTTCCCTGAGAAGAAGATCATCATGGGAACGCACACGGCCAGCCTCTCAGAGGACTTTGGCCGC